TACCTCAACGGCAGCTTGAGCCGCTTCAGCAGCCAGTCTTGAGTTCTCCGAAGCAGTGGCACTATTCTGTGCATTTGAAGCAGATGTTGCAGCGGCCTGTTCTGAAGCTAAAGCATTAACAGCATACCCTTCAGCGGCCTGTTCAGATGCTAGTGCATTTGCTTCTGAAATACTTGCTGCGTCAGCACTATCAAGAGCATTTTGAGCGGCTTGTAATAGATTAAGTTCCGCTGTAGTAAGCCTGTCAACTTCCTCTACAACATAATTCAAAGGCTCTGCTGTTAAGCGAAGCTGTACTTCATCACCAACAACGAATGCTAGAGGGGTTGTACCTTCATCACCACGATCAACAGATACATAGCGAGAAATGTTGTCAATTGCTGTAACCTTTACAATCTCTTTAGCACCATCTGAAAGACGCTTAACCGTGAGCCTGCAAAAGTTGCCTCCAGAAATATCAGGTAGACCATCCACAACATCTAGGTAAAGTTTGTCAGAGGAGATTGACGCGTTCTGTGTAAGGGTTGTGGAGAAATTGTTTGTAAATTTTGGTATAGAAGCCATCTATAATATTCTCCAAATTAATATTTGATACAGTAAAGGAGGGCCACGTTACGGGGGCGTGTTTCACCACTACCTTCTGAAAAATTAGTGCTTGTTGCGGTTGCTACACTAGAAGAACCACCAGAAGTTGAAGATTTTGAACTATTACCAGCATCTCCATAAACCTGTCTAGTTGTATAAGTAGATCCTGACCAATTCCTTAAAATGAGTTTTATATCATCATTTGTAGTTGCAGTGAACGAACCTGTACCGTGATAGTGGTTCTCCATACTAGCGTCTTGAAAAGACCCTAATATTCGTTGAGAATCTGCACCTCTACCATCATCAAATCCCCTGACAAACTCACCACGAAGGTCTGGGAGGTTAAATGTTGTAGACCCATTGCCGCTACCAAAAGTAGTTCCAATCTTACTGAAAAGTCTACTGTAAGTGGTTCTTGATACAGCTTGCCCATTACACTTAAGCCAACCATCTGGGGCAACCCCCATTGCGAAGGCAGCTACTTGTCCACAGAACATATCATCAATCATCGCTTTTAGGGATGCTGGTGTAACAGCGAGATCATTCCGTGTCCCATCTGTTGTTTCTACAGAAGTAGCAAGCTCTACAACACCTTTATATGACACCGTAGCTTGTTGCTTAATGTTGTCAAAAGCTGTTGCTTTGTTAGACAAATCCGAAAGATTATTAGCTTTATAAGCATACTTACCGTCTGTTTCAGACTTAGAATATACATTCAGATTACTACGAGCTGTCGTAAAGTTTGTAAGATCAGAAAGGTTACTGGATTCGTTTAAGTAACGCCCATCATATAAACTTGTTAAAGCTGTTTGAAAACTGAATTCACGGTTATCAATGGTGTATTTCAAAGCTTCTGGAGTTACAGCTCTTGTAGAATCTGTCCCAGTATAAGCCTCGGTAGGTGTAGCAAGCTCTACAACACCTTTATATGACACCGTAGCTTGTTGCTTAATGTTGTCAAAAGCTGTTGCTTTGTTAGACAAATCCGAAAGATTATTAGCTTTATAAGCATATTTGCCGTCTGTTTCAGACTTAGAATATACATTCAGATTACTACGAGCTGTCGTAAAGTTTGTAAGATCAGAAAGGTTACTGGATTCGTTTAAGTAACGCCCATCATATAAACTTGTTAAAGCTGTTTGAAAACTGAATTCACGGTTATCAATGGTGTATTTCAAAGCTTCTGGAGTTACAGCTCTTGTAGAATCTGTCCCAGTATAAGCCTCGGTAGGTGTAGCAAGCTCAACTTTACCAGCTGATGAGTACGTAGCTTGTGGTACATTCTGTTGAATTGCTGCCAACAACCCTTCAGGTGTCACAGCCCGTGTAGCATCAATACCAGCAATTGCCTCAGCAACCGTTGAAAGCTCTACAACACCTTGGTACGACTCTGTAGCAACCTGTTTAATATTATCAAAAGCTGTTTGAACAGCGTCTACATCTGAAAGATTCAGAGATTCATTAAGATAACGATCATCAAGAACGCTTTGCAAATATGCTAACAGGCTTGATACATCGAGTTTTTTGTCGTAAATATCTTGGCGTACAAGAAGGAGTTCTGACCCGTCTGGTGTAGAAGCTGTAGGTAACTCTGTAATCTGTCTCTGTGCCATTATTCAATCCTCTTACTTAGCCACCCAGCCTGTATTAGTTGCTGCACCGCTCTCTTTTACATACAGTGTCGTACCAGCCCCGCCAAGGGTGTTCAGGTAGATATTTCCAATATCACCTACAACAACACCCTCAGGACTACCTTCACCAATCTTCACAAACTGATCCAAGAAATCTATCCATAGATGGATATTATTCAGAAGCCAATTAAAATGGTTTCTGGAAGGGATTTCATCTTCTACAAAACCTAAGTCTACCTTCTCTACAGTTGGCTGTACCTTGTTAGGCTGCCCGTATTTAGTGCCATTCCAATCTGTGTTGGCCCAAATAATTTTATCCGGCTTGCTCATAAGAATCCTCGTTATTTTTGATATACTTCAGAGAAGATGTTTCCAACATCACTCCCTAGATAAGTGTAAGGCTCGTCAGTGGTTACATTAGTCTCCCCGAACGGCCCTCCGTAGAAAACAGACAGGGTATCACCGAGAGGAATGTTCAATTCCAACAACTGACCAAGCTCTGATATATAATCATCCATATTCTCAAGAGCTAGTGTTGGGTTTAGTGGGAGAGATTCCGACAGAACAAAAGGTATTTCTCCGTGTGATGCAACAACCTCTGTATAAGAACTTACACCTGCCGGGGTTACACTCTTAACGGTGATGGCGGAGTCTTCTGAAGCATCTACACCATCTGTAAATACCTGAAAAGCCGCTGGGTAAATATCCCAATACCTCAACTTTTCACCATTTGATTCCAGACGTAGGATACTGATGATGTCTTCCCTAGAACCCTCTGAAGCACCTAGTAATGTCTTGATAAATATCTTACGTCTATATGCAGTGTCTTGTAGACCTTCCCTAGCAACATTTATCTGCGCCCCTACAACATCGAGAGCTTGTCCTTTAGCGGTTGCTAATGAGCGTAGGTTCTTCAGAGAGTCTAATTCTGATTGTATTTCACCGAAACCAAACAAGAAGTATTCAAGAACTTTTCGAATATTCTCTTTGTTTTTAAATTGTTCACAAAGACGATTGTAAACCCTTTGAACAATCTCTGTCTGATATTGCTCTTTTGAAACAACTTCTTGAGGGCTTCCGTTAAGAGTTTCATAGTTGATTGTATAATCGTTTAAGGCCATGTTACACCTCGCTTACAACTATACGATCACTACTGAAATCTGCTAATTCTCTTGAGCTAATAGGGAGCGGACTTGTTGAGAAGGCTACTGGTGGGATAGAGGGGGAATTACTTGACCCGACACGAATGACTAGGTTTTCAATACCGCTAACATTTCTGTAAATATCCCCAAAGAATCTTTGTGGAATAACGTCCTCGCCAATTCTTCTTGACGAATTACCATAAGACACTATTGCATCTCTGATAGCCTGCTCACCGTCATCTGGGAAAACTTCTTCATCGTAAATCTGGTAATCCACTTCAAAAGAAATATACACATTTTCAGGTCTTGAGAAGCTTATAGTATGTGGATCACCATTGCTGTCTACAACTATTTGTGAGATATTACCGTATGTCTCGATACCTGCTGGCCCGTTCTCCCAAATGGTTTCGGCAATATTAGTCACCTCACCACCTACTACAATAGCTTCATAGGATTTAGGTGGTCTTCCATCAACATCTGTAGAGAGTGTTCTATTTTCTACTACAAAGGCATCACTGACACCTTGCAAGTTTTCCAAAGCTCTAGCAATGGCTTCCGGTGTAGCCTTACCTGCTTGTTGAGCGCGTCTTGCTCTCCTGATACGGAGTTCGTCATCTGTCTCTACATCTCTACCAACAACCAAACTTGTGAGGTTTGTTACGCTTGTAACGCCATTGACTGGAGTATCTATGGATGTAATTGATTCTGTGTCGGCGGATATATTACCAAGCGTGTTAGCCCTGACGTAAACAAGAGATGTAACAGAAGAAGGGAACAGTGAAGATGTGTTTGTAGATGATGTGAAGCTGTTACCGATAATGGTGTGTGTTATTACAAACTTGTCACTATCTATAGAATCTACAGAAACAAAATCAAGGTCTGGATCAGCCTGAATACCTGTCACAAAACCATCTCTGATGTCAGTGACAGTTTCACCAACTCCTGTTGTATAAGATACAACCACACCATTAATGTTCAGAATATATTCTGATGAATCAGTAACACTTCTTACTTGATATTCTACAGAGTATGCTTTATCAGTGCTTATGAGTGTTGCTGCTGTGGTGGAAAAAGTGTCTCCAGTATCCTGATTACTTACTTGTGTACCTTCAGGAACTATGACACCATTCCTCCCAGTAAACTCTATAAAACCTTGTGTAGGTTCAGCATCTAGTCTGTAAACACCAACAAGGGAGCACAAATCGTCTAGAGATTTACCGTATGCGGCGTTGGGATTGAAAGCGTCATGGACATCTTGTAAGCCCTCCCAGAGGGTAGCCAACTCCAACGCGCTTAACTGAGAGATTTGACCCAATATGGAATTTACAGAGGTATCTACACCAGCCCCAAAAAGCTCAACAGCCTTGCTTCTCTGGTCTGACACTACTTCAGAATATCTTTTTACTTCAAAACCGTTTTCACTAAGGCCAGCCATTTATAACCTCTCAAATTTCTAATGAAAATGTATCTGTTAAAGTATCACCGTTTGTTAATGACACTGAGAAATTTAGTGAGTATTCCCTAGAGGACGGATTGTATGTAGATGTAAACTTTAGTAAATTCTCAACTAAAGGGTCTTCCAACACTTTCGCCTTGAAGATGGCATCTACAGCCTCTTTTGATGTTTTGGTAAGAATCTCTTGATAGTATGGAACACCCTCCCTATTATCAAGTATCCATTCACCTTTAAAAATCTGTAAGCGAATTTTTATACGTTGTGCGGCATCTTCTAACGTGTCTCTAGTAAGCCGTATATCACCATCAGAGTACACTATGTCATGTGTTGAACTATCTAAATATATGTCTGTATTCATTAACCACCTGCAAATACGTTGTTAGACCCTGACGAAATTTGACCCGCATCTGCCGAATCACCAACCCTACCTACTGGGGTGTTATTTATAAATACAGAGGAAGATCCTGAATTAATGTAGGCCACATGTGGTACACAACCATCTCCTACGGGATAGGTGTGAGAAACTGTAGGATCTCCTAAACATTCTATTCCAAGACCATTTGCATATACTTGATAAACACCACCCAAAGGGCTTGTAAGTGTTGTTGAACCACTACACCCGTGACCCGTTGAAACACTGTCACCTTCTCTTGCTAAAGATGGCATAAATCACCTCTAGTTCAAATCTATTCTAGGTGCATTAACCCTAGCACCAGATGAGTCTAGCTCTATGGTTGAGCCAGCACCATTTAGTGTAATCTTCTGAGGAGAATCTATCTCAATACTGCCATCCTGCTTCATCTTTACAGAACATTCATTAGCAGTGTTAGTATTAAACCTCACCTCAAGATTATCAGGATTAGGATTCTCATGTGTTTTAAATGTATTCAATCCCGGTATGGCAAAGCAATCTGATATGTCATGCATAAGACCGTTCTTGGGCGTTACAAACCCACCATCAGATAATACCCATTTATCTATGGATTTCTCACAAAACACTGCCAATACAATATCATCAATGTTAATAGGGAATGATATAAGGCTTGTACCAGAGCCTTGGAATACAAGTGGAACACCTTTTATTACAGGCATCTCTACAACATACTTGTTGGAGTATTCCTTTCTTAATAGTGGCTGTATATCGACACATTGTCTAGTATGATCGTAGTTAACCACTCTACATGGTAAGGATGTATGTAAATCCCCCAGAAAGTACATTATCCGAGCATCTACAAGGTCTACAACGCTAGGGGAATTGTTTATCATAAGTCCTACTCAATGTCTTGAATGATACATTCTACTTCAGTCTCCCAAGAGTCTCCTTCATAAGACCCTCTGTGGGTAACTTTCTTAACTTTAGCTACAGCATTGATCTGTTCGGCTGACAACTTGATAAATAACTCAGGGATGATTTCATGGTTAAGAGTGCATACAAACCTATAACCCTTAGACGGAGTTTTATCACCCTTGCGTTTAGCCTTCCCTTCATTAATTTCCTCAGGGGATCCG